ATCATTACCTTGTGGACCTGCGTCTCCTTTCTGACCTTTATTACCTTGTGCTTCAACATCACCTTTTTGTCCTTTTTCACCTTTTTGACCTGTTGACCCTGTTAATCCAACTTCTCCTTTCTGTCCTTTTAATCCAGGTTCTCCCTTTGCACCAGGATCTGGGATACGTGCCCAAGCATATCCATTGTATCTCCAAGAGGCACCTCCATCAGAATGCACGTCACCACTGCTAGGACTATTAGGAAAATTTACTGCCATATTAAGATGGTTTAGTAGGCCAAGTTGGATTTTCGGGATCAGATTCAGTTGCAGGTAAATCTCTTAATGACTGACGATACGTTTTCCACTCGGTTTTTTTTGAGTCTGTCAAAGGAGAATCTGTAAATTGTGTCCAATCACTCTCTCTCAATAAAATATCTCTCATATGTCGGAGAGCACCAACATAATCAGTTCCAAAATTTTGTTTTATTAAAGAATAATCAATATCCATAATTTATATGTTGTTTCTAGATATTTATACTATAGTATTATATTTGTTTCATCATTACTAGCTAACCAACCAGTTGCAATATATTTTGCTTCATACGGTGGATTTCCTCTATGCAAATGAGTAAAAGAACCAGGAAAAATTAATACTCTACCTGCTTTTGGTTTTACTTTTTGTTTTTGATAAAGAAATTCTGTTTCACCACTATCCTCCAAATCATTAAAATAAACCGACCAAACTAAAGTCCTGTTAGCACAAGCAATATTATTTGACTCTGAGTGCCAATCATGGTATCCCTCTGTTGGTTTTGTTTTTTGTAATAAGCAAGTGGTACTATGAAAATGAAAATTTTTTAGAAATGGATACCAATTAAAATATTGTTCACAACAGGCTCTTACTGCACACATTATATGATTTGATATCATAGGGTTAAATGCTGCAATGTCTAATTGAGCATCCTTTACACTTGTATTGCTTCTCGGAACAATTTGAGTTGATTCGTCTAATGTCTTAATAATAAGATTGTTAAAATCATCTAATATAACATTATCCCATACTCCTATAAAATCTTCATTTAAAAAGACTTCAGGTGTATTAACTGTTGGTTCAAACATAATAAAAATTAAAGTTCTGTGTCCCCTTCCAATTTATTAATTGGTTCTTCGATTGTTTTCATACTAATAGTTTGTGATATCCTATTCAAAGTTTCGTTTCTAAATGATTCCACAGCAGCACCTGTTTGCATTTGTTGTTGTGAATTTTCAATTAATAATGTTGGTATCCAATTAACTGCACACCCCCATTCATCAACTGGTTCCCCTGTTTGAGGATGAGTTCCTCTGATTTGAGTAAACCAAGAACATTTTAATCCAAGACAATCCTCACCTATTAGTGGGCAAAATTTTCCCTGTTCAAGTTTCATAATTAATTCTTCTGAGCTATTATAACATCTGTATACAAAACATTCAAGTTAAAGTTAGGATTTGTAAATCCGTGGTTGTGACCACTACTGCTACCGACAGATGATGTTCTACCAACGTTTGATACAGAACCAGAGGCAGAAATATTATAAGATTCATATAAATTACCTGCACCAGAACCACTACCTGGATAATTATTAGAACTCATATTAGAACCATTACGTAACTGACCATGATTTCCTGATCTAAACGCAAAGTGATAGTGACTTGGTATTTGTGATGTAGTTAATGTGTGGTTAGCAACTGAACCACCACTAGTGGTTACTGTGCTATTTAAAACTCCTGTAAATGTATTACTACCACCAGATCCAACAGATCCTGATACAAGTCTAAGAGCACGGTTATTTACTCCAGATGTTACTTTTGTCCAACCAGTTGGTGCTGATGTTTGTTGAAATAACATTCTAGTTCCAGATGGAAATTCGTAATCATCACCATCTTGACCATCTTGTCCCTTTTGACCCTTCTCACCCTTAGTGGAATTATCTTCACCCTTCTGTCCTTTGGTTGAATTATCCTCTCCTTTTTGACCTTTTATACCTACACCTATTTCACCCTTTTGTCCCTTTTCTCCTTTCTGACCTTTTGTACCTTGACCACCTGAAACACCAACTTCTCCCTTTTGACCTTTTTCTCCTTTCTCTCCCTTTTGTCCTTTGGTGGAATTGTCCTCACCTTTTTGTCCTTTCTCTCCCTTTTGACCTTTTTCACCTTTTTGTCCCTTCTCTCCTTTCTCTCCTTTCTCGCCCTTCTCACCTTTTTCCCCTTTCTCTCCCTTCGTACCTGCAGATGCATCTTTTTTCCACACCGAACCATTCCAAATGAATGTCATACCATTTGCGGTATACTTATCATTTGTATTTGGACTATTTGGAAAATCGAATGCTGCCATAATTTATATATTAAGATTTCATGATGTAACAAAGTGCATAATATGGTGGTCTATTTTCGTGTGCTTGTCCTCCACCTGTATTTTGCATATTTACATATCCACCAGGATATCCACCAGGACCACCATATCCAATAAATCCCATTGCGTTAGGACCTGTTGCAAAAACTTTATATCCATCTAAATCAGTATCATGATCGTGTGCTGGCATCTCATTTATTGAAAGAGTTACAGTATTTGCACCGCCAGTACTACCAACTGAATATCCACTACCAGCACCAACAATAAAACGATTTCTTAAATCTGGTGTACCATTTGATCCATTACATAGATACCATCCAGAGGGAATTGCATTTGCAGCACCAGACCATATTCCTATAAATCCTGATGGAATACCAGTTGAACCAGTAACCCCAATTTCACCTTTCTGACCTTTCGTAGAATTATCTTCTCCTTTTTGACCTTTTTCTCCTTTCACACCAGCAGATCCACCAGTACCTTGGTTTCCTTGAGCACCTACTTCTCCTTTTTGACCTTTATCACCCTTTGAACCACCAGTACCACCAGTACCTTGAGGACCTACTTCACCTTTCTGACCTTTTTGACCCTTTGTAGAATTGTCTGCACCTGTTTGACCTTTCTGTCCTTTTTCTCCTTTGGTAGAATTATCATCACCTTTCTGACCTTTTGTGGAATTATCTTCACCTTTCTGACCTTTTTGCCCTACTTCACCTTTCTGACCTTTAGTTCCAGTTGCGTCATTTCCATCTTGCCCTTTCTGACCTTTTTCTCCTTTTTCTCCTTTCTCACCCTTCTGACCTTTATTACCATCAGTTCCACCAGCACCAACCTCTCCTTTTTGACCTTTTTCTCCTTTGTCTCCTTTTTCTCCTTTGTCTCCCTTTTCACCCTTTTCTCCTTTTTGACCCTTACCACCTGCATTACCTGATAATCCCACCTCTCCTTTTTGACCTTTTTCTCCTTTGTCCCCCTTTTGTCCTTTTTCCCCTTTCTCTCCTTTATCACCCTTTGTTCCTTTAACACCTGGTGACGCTGGTTGTTTCCAAGCACTACCATCCCACTTAAATGTTACACCATTAGATGTAAAGGTGTCATTCGTATTTGGACTGTTAGGAAAATTTGCTGCCATCAGGAAACTTCTTCTAAATTTATCTTATATTTTTTATTATTCTTGTTATTAACTACGTACAAGTTATCAGCACCCTCTACGAATGTCCAATCTCCTTGTGTGCTGTCTATTGAATTATTTTCATCAGTAGATATTCTCAAAGAACCATAACAAATAGTTGTGTCTCCACCTTGAATTGTTGTTGCCATAATCTTTTTACCTATTTATTTAAGACTTCATAATGTAACAAAGTGCATAATATGGTGGTAGGTTTGCATTAGTTGCAGATGATCCTTGTGAATTAGTGCCTGGTGTTGATCCTCCACTAGTTCCACTCGCAGTTCCTGATCCTGTTGTTCCACTTATAGAGTGTGTGTGAGCACCCGCACTTGAAACCCTTCCTGAAATACCAGGTGTAACTGGGGTATTTCCACTTCTTGGAGTAACAGCACCTGATGTTCCACCAAAAGCACCGTGATTATATAATAAATTATGAACGTGAGCACCCTGACTATTAGTGTTCGCACTAAATGAGTGAGTATGAGAACTACTGAATGAGTGAGTGTGGTTGTTGACTGTATGACTATGAGAAACTAACGTTGCGTCCTTAGAACCACCAGTATCATTAACATCGAAAAGACTATCATTGTTATTGTAACCAACTACAAATCTTCCTCTTAAATCTGGAGTTCCATTAGAACCATTACACAAATACCATCCTGAAGGTATTGCATTTGCAGCACCAGACCATATTATGATACCACCTGATGGTATTGCTGCGGATATATTACCTTCTTCTCCTTTTTGACCTTTTGTTGAATTATCCTCTCCTTTCTGTCCTTTATCACCCTTTGTGGAATTGTCAGCACCAGGTGCACCTACTTCACCTTTTTGACCCTTTGTTGAATTATCTTCACCTTTTTGACCTTTATCTCCCTTATCACCTTTTGTTCCTTTGACACTATTTCCATCAACACCTTTTTGTCCCTTTTCACCCTTCTCTCCTTTTTGTCCTTTGGTAGAATTATCCTCACCCTTTTGACCCTTATCACCTTCTCCTTTTTGACCCTTAACACCTTCTCCTTTCTGACCTTTTTCTCCTTTTTCTCCTTTACCACCTGCATTACCAGATAATCCTACTTCACCTTTTTGTCCTTTCTCACCCTTTTCACCTTTTTGTCCTTTCTCACCTTTTTCTCCCTTTTCACCCTTCTGACCTTTTAAAGCAGCGTTAGATGTTATTGAAACCCATTGATTAGAGTCGCCATCACCATAATAAACATGTAGATCAAAATCATCACTATCCCACCACATATCACCTGCAGCAGGACTGCCTGGTGCATTATCAGATATGGTTACAGTTGCTCCACCACCGCTTGTTCCTTTTTCTCCCTTTTGACCTTTTTGACCAACACCAAGTTCACCTTTCTGTCCTTTTGTAGAATTATCTTCTCCTTTTTGTCCTTTATTACCATCAGTTCCATTTGCACCCGCTTCACCCTTTTGACCCTTTTGACCAGCACCTATCTCTCCTTTTTGTCCTTTATTACCTTGTGCTTCAACATCACCTTTTTGTCCTTTATCACCCTTATCACCCTTTGCACCAACACTTCCTGTTAAACCAGTTTGACCTACCTCACCTTTTTGACCTTTATCCCCTGTCAATCCTCGACCACCAGCATTTGTTTGAACCCACTGTGCTGAGTCACCATCATTATAATAAATGTATAGATCACCTGTATCACTTTCCCACCACAATTCACCTTCATTTGGTGTTGGATAATTAGGTGGAGTTTCAGTAACTGAAACAGGAATAACTGTAACAGTGGCAGCGATACCTGGATGACCTGAAGGACTTTGAACACTTACATTTGCAGTGACAGCAGCACCAACAAAATTTAATTGAGTAATACTACT